AATCTTCCAATCGTAAATTCCTTGAAGGTCTTCCTCGAGACGTTCGCGATGATCTTGATACATTCATGCGAGCGAAGAATCCGTCAGCTGCTCGTAACTATATGATGAAAAAATATGGACAGCAATACCCGCCACTTTTAAAACTTACCAAGGTTGCATATTACAACTATGAAACTAAGTTCAAGATCAAAGAGATTGATCTCGCCTTGAAAACTCAGGTCATGAATACACCACCTGAACTTTTAAGTGTTATCCAGAACTTTACAGATTCATCGATCAGTATTGGGGATAAAAAGGCGGCATTAGAATCTTTATTCAAAGATTGTGCTGATACAAGCAAGCGATTAGAATTGAGTCAGCAGAATTTCCTTGATCCTCAAATGCAGATTGTTATCATTCAGAATCGTAAAGTTCAAATTACGATCATTGAGAAGCTTGCCGTTTTAAAGAATCAACTAGATCAAGATTCCAGCCGTAACCTCAGTGAAGCATTTGAAGAGGTCATTCAGGTATGCCTTGCTGCTGTTGTTAACTCCTACAAAGTTGTCCACCAAGATCAAGCATTGTATTCTAAATATATGGCTGATTTGCTAACCCGTCTAAATGAATCAATGAAAACCTACCGAGTCACTAAAGAAGTTGTAAAACAAATCCCTATAAAAATAAATTAATCTTTGGGCCTAAAGACCCATGTACATACTTACCTTCTTCTGATATAATTAGGATATGGAAATTAAACTTGCTAAGCAATTAGCCGAACAGCTTATGGCACAGCATGGTATTCATTCTTGGATTGTGGTCTTCGATAATGCTAAGACTCGTAAGGGTCAAACACGTTTTCGTAGACAGGAGATATCGCTTTCTACACCTCTCACAGAATTTAATCCAGTAGAGCAGGTACGGAATACAATTTTACATGAAATCGCACATGTCCTAGTAGGAGAAGGTCACGGTCATGATGAGACATGGAGATTTAAAGCGATTCAAATTGGTTGTACTGGGCAAACTTGTACTCCTGTAGTAAATCGGATTCCAGGCCGCTATACTATAAAGTGTAATAATTGTGGTGAGAGCATTGGTGAGTATTATCGTCGTCCAAAAATAGCTAATTGTTGGCATTTAAAATGTGGTAGAGCATCCATCAATAAATTGGAAATTGTCATAAATAGTTAAAGGAATATATGACTCAGGCAAAACAAGAATTTTATATCGTCAAACAGGCAGAAGACATTTGGCTCACAGCGACACGTGATCCAGGCCATCCGTGGTGCTATGGTTGTACCTATGATCAATGGGCCGCAACCCGATTTTTGACAGTAGAAGAATATAAAAAGGCGATCAAAAGTGGGCTTAAATATGGTTCTGTAAATCCATCTGAACACCAATTAGTTAAGGTAACAGTTATTGAAGAAATACTGTAAAATAACCCTTGACAAGATAAGAATTATCTGGTAGAATAAGATATGATGCCGAGTACTAAAATGTTGAACCAGTACTATATGGATTTTCCTGAACCGGAAGAGGTTGAGGAAGAAATTTTGATTGAGGAGGATGAAGAATAATGTCAAGTGAATCGATGACAATGATGGAGAAGCTAAGTATCAGACTCATCCAAACGAGTCCGTTCTATGCTAGTCTTTTGTCTCAGATGCGTAAGATTGAGTGCGTAGGTGAATTAGCTAAACAGATTCCTACTGAAGCCGTTGCCATTGAGAACGGCCGCATCAATTTCTACTTCAATCCTGAATTCCTTGAGACACTGACCGTTGAAGAAGCCGTCGCTGTGCTCACGCACGAGTGCAACCACGTAGTTCTAGGCCATCTCACTCGTATGCGCGATGAGTATAAGGAGAATTCGTCCTTAGCTAATATCGCGCAAGACATGAACGCGAACCGGAACATTCAGAAACTTCCTAAAGGCGCTTGCACTCCTCAGAGTATCACTGAGCAGTTTGCGAAGCAAGGCGTCAAGGTCAATCTTAAAGACGATGACACATCGGAGAATTACTATAAAGAATTGAAAAAGACGGCGAAGGGCAAGGATGGCAAAGGCGGGAAGATGGAGATTTCGCAGGACGGGCAGGGAAATACAGAGATCACATTGAAAGACGGGAATGGAAAAGAGATCGGCAAGGTTAAGATCAAGAATATCTGTAACAACAAGGACAAGCAATCTGAGGGCAATGAAGCGGGTGACGTCCCAGAGCTCGCTAAAGAGGTTATTCGCCAGGCTGTTAAGGAAGCGGTTGAGGCAACGCAGAAGGCCCGCGGCACGACGCCTTATGGCTTAGAAGAGGCGATCGGTGAATGGCTTAAACCGCCAGTCATCTCATGGCGTACGCTTCTCAAGAAGTTCTTGGCTGCTTCTATTAAGGCTGGTTCTAAACGATCTTGGAAACGTCCCAACCGCCGCTTTGGCGACACACAGAAGGGCAAGCTGAGCGACCGCATGGTGAGTGTCAGCGTTGCTATCGACACGAGCGGTTCTGTATCAAGTGAAGACTTAAAGGACTTCTTGTCTGAGCTTCGAGCTATTCAGGCTTGCTATAAAGGTACAATGACAGTGATGGAATGTGATGCCGACATTCAGAAGACCTATAAGCTTAACAAGTACAAACGTGCTCAATCGAACTTTAAAGGACGTGGAGGCACAAGCTTCCTGCCAGTCTTCAAGCATATCAAGGAAAAGAAGGTTAAGACTGACTTGCTCATATTCTTCACAGATGGATATGGGGATCAAGAACAGTGCAAGAAACCGCCATACCCTGTTCTCTGGGTTTTAACGGGGGCGAAACAAAAAATGCCTTTTGGACATGTAATTTCGTTGATTGACAACCCTGATAAAAAACGGCAGAATAAATAGGGTCTTAAGACCCATGTACAATTAGATAAGTATCTGTTATAATAAAGATAGAGGAAAATTAATGTACAGTGGAATTTATAACATTGAGAATAAATTGACTTGTAAGGTTTATATAGGTCAAAGTATTAATATTGAAAAACGATTACAAGATCATATTAGAGACTTAAATCGTAAAAAACATTTTAATAAACATCTTCAAAAAGCATGGAATAAATATGGAAGTAAACATTTTAGATTTCAAGTGATTGAGAATATTGAAAATCCTACTAAGCTGAAATTAGATTCACGAGAGCAGTATTGGATTAATCACTACGATTCTGCTAATCCTAATAAAGGATATAATGCTAATCCTACTGCTGGCCATAGTAGTTTGGGTATTAAACGATCTAATGAGACAAAACAGAAACTTCGTAAAGCACTTACTGGAAAAAAACACACTAAAGAAACTCGTCAAAAAATGAGTAAATCTAAAATGGGTCATATTCCATGGAATAAAGGTTTAGTTGACGCTCAAGTATCTCCTTTTAAAGGACGTTTTCATACAGAAGCATGGAAAAAACGAATGAGTAAGATTAAAAAAGGTACAAAACATTCACCCGAAACGAGAGTTAAAATGAGTAAATCACAAAAAGGAAAAAAGCGAAGTCTGGAAACAAGAAATAATGTCAAAAAATCGTGGATTTTACGAAAATTTAAAAATCAGGGAGATAAACCATTGTGAATATTAATGACTGTAAGCGATATATTAAAGGAATTGCGGAGAAACAGGTGCCAGTTACCATCGCGATGGTTGGACCATCTGGTATTGGTAAATCAGCTATCGAGAAGCAACTCTCTAAAGAGTTGAATTGCGGGTTTATTGACCTGCGTTTGGCAACTCAAGAACCGTCAGATCTTATCGGCATCCCCTATCAACGCTGCACTGATGACTGCAAAACCGTCACTGACAAGAACGGGAATAACTCTGTCGTTCATGGACAGCATGAAACGCATTGGGCTCGTCCTTCATGGTTTCCTAAGGAAGGCACTCGTGGGATCATCTGCTTGGAAGAGCTGAACCGCGCTCCTAATGACGTTCGCCAGTGTATCTTCCAGTTCATCTGGGATCGCGTCCTTCATACCTCTGTTCTTCCTGATGGGTGGACGATCGTGCTTGCAATGAATCCTGAAACCGACTCTGGCGATTACCAGGTTGAGACGCTTGATAAAGCCTTGATCCGCCGCTGCTCGGTTGTCGTCGTGAAACCCAATGTCAATGCTTGGCTTGACTGGGCAACCACGATT